TCTCTCTGTTTATCCACTTCAGACTTTTTGGTTTGTACTTGTGTCCTTAGTGTTTTGAGTCTACCTGTATCCTCTTCTATACTTGTCTTTTTCACCAGTGCAGTTTGAATCTCTAGATTTCTTTCCATCTTTTGATTCTTGTCTACATTGTATTTGTCTCTCTCCTTTTCCAGAACACCAATTCGTTTCTCAGCATCTTGCTCTATTTTGCCGAGATGTGTTTCTTCCATCTCCTTTTTACTTTTGTACAAACTCTCTTCTATCTGTAGTTCTCCCATCTCACCAGAGATTGATTTGTAGTTTTGTTTCAGGAGCATATTCATGGTTGAGAAAATCTTGATATCAAGAATATCTTCGACTATCTCTCTACGATGACTCGTAGATAACTTCATGAATGGAACAAAACAAGATGAGCCGAGGATCACAACCTGAGTAAATGATTTGTAGTTCAGTTTCAGAATAGAGTCTTCAAGGATCTTCTGGAAGTCTCTTGAGTGAGCTTCTTGATCCATGGCTTCGCCATTTCTGATTATCTGGAAATCATTAGGCTTGATTGTTCTGACTACCTTGAACTCATTCTTACCTATGATGAATTCAACCTCAACTACACTACCACCCCCATTGATAGAGTTGATGAGTTGATTTTTCTTGATTGGTCTATATGCTTTTCCAAACAGTCCAAAACACAAGGCGTCGAGCATGGTTGACTTACCAGAACCATTCTCTCCGATTATCAATGTGGTTGGGGATCTGTCCAGAAGCACTTCTGTAAATTGGTTCCCTGTTGAAAGAAAATTCTTCCAACGAACCTTTTTGAAATGTATCATGCTTCTAAATCACTAGATTCAATATATAAGGATTTTAGTTTTGATTTGATTCGCTCTTTGTCTAGCTTGGTTTCTATCTCATCGACATATCGATCTAACAAAGACAGAGTATCCTGAGCTCCCTCTACTACATCATCATGTACCAGATCAGCACTCAGATCTGAAAAATCTTCAACTACTTTCAAATCAGTAACAGAAATCTCTTTGTATAGACGATCCATGAACTTATCAAAAGCATAGTAATCATTACGATGTTCTACAAAGACCTTGATGAACTTACCCTCAAAGTGAGACAAGTCCATTCCCAAGTAGTCTGTATCTGTTCGATCATCATACCTGACTTTGATAAACATAGAGCGTGTGTTAGGTATAAACTCTAACTCTCTTGTTGTAATGTCAAAAGTGTGGAATCCTTTGGGATCTCCTGAGTCAGCCCAATTCATCTCATAAGGGCATCCTAGATAGTTTATATGACCATCAGACGAACGCTTATGAAAATGTCCACTCATTACCATGTCAAAGTTGTTGAAAAGAGTTTTCTCCATCCCATGATCTGACATAATACCTGAATGCATCTCAAATCCCTTTATCTCCAGATGACCCATTGCCACCTGAGCGCTGGTATTCTTGATAAAGTTCATGGTATCTGCATAGGTCTCAGCAGTAATCCAAGGTATCATTGCAATATCATACCCCTGAAAATTTGCAAGAGCTGGAGTATCATGAACATACCATCCATTCTCTTCGCCTGGGAGTCTCAACTCTTTATAGCAGTTTACCTCTAGAGTATTCTTGTAGTAAATGTCATGATTACCCACTATAAAATGCACAGGCAACCATGTATCCATAAGACCACCTATGAACCTCTCACGAAAGTCCTTTGCTATCTTATAGTTGACAAACTTTCTACGATCTAGACAATCCCCTAGATGTACAATTCCACATATATCATCTATGTTCTCGATGATGTATGGAAAGAATTGATTCGAGTAAAAATCATAGAAATACTCGTTGAATATAAGACTATCATTCCTAGCTCCGAAATGGGTATCAGTAACACAAACTATTTTAGTGTTTCTACTCATTTCTTTATTCTAGCATCAATGAAATCTTCTAACCATAGTTTACCAGAACCAGCCTCAGACTGTTCGATAGAATCCTCTATCTCATGCAATTCTGCAGCTGGAATGTTTGCAGTGAACTCTGAGATCATAGTCTCGACTTCATCTACGTACTTTTCAAATTTAGTGGTCATAACAGATCCTCTTCAATAAAGTGTTCAAGTCCTTTTTTGTTCTTTTTCTTTTTGGGAGCTTCCTCTCTGGGAAGATTGTCTCTTAGAAAATCAACAAAAGTATTATCATATACCTCATCATCAAAGTCATGAGTCTCATGAGTTTTGAGAGTGTCATTATCAATGATCTTCTGCTTGATTGATTGTTGCTTCTTCTCTTTGGTTATCCTACGGAGAAAAGCGTAGTATATGATTTGTGTGAAATAAGCAAATGGATTTTTTGATTTCTCTGGATTGAAATTCTTTGCATACTGGATACAATTCTCAATACCATCCCCAATCATCTCTTCACGATAAGTGTAGTTGATGAAGTTGGGCCGATAAGATAAATGCGTTGCTATCTTATAGAAACATTCTCCAATATATTCTGGAATGGGTGGTATCGGATCACCTTCAGATTCAGCCTCATTGACCTCTTCTTTCCATTCCAACATTGCAGCTAGGAATACCTTATTATCAACATAATGAGGTTTCTTTGCTTTCTCTTTCACATCTTTAGTCATAGTGTACTCCATTGAGATTAAAATGTCAAGACATTAATTTTTGTCTTGACTGTTTGGTTAAAACCTTGTATCCTGGCTATGTCAGGGTTCAAGTTACATTTGTACTTTATGTATCTCATAGTCAAATTCCTCCTTACTATACAAGTTGATACGTTCTACAAAATGTTTGATTGTATGATTCTTGTTATCGAAGTCGTCAGCAATATCATACAGCTTTGCACTTACCTTACTATCATGCAACCTCAATCCCCTACCTATTGATTGTAGATTTCGGATACGAGATTTATAAGGACTAGCGAAAATGATGTTATGAAGATTCCTAATATTGACGCCAGTACTGAATACACCGAAACTGGCGATAATAATGATTCCTGTTTTGGACTCTGCAAGTCTTCTAATGTGTTCTCTGGTTTCTGTATCTGTAGCTCCGTAAACCAAGTGGGATTCATGTTTGCCTCCTTTTATCAGATTATGTAACTCTTTTCCATGTTTGATAAGTGAAAAAAGAACGAGCGTGTTTCCTTTCAGATCTTGGCTTAGATTCTTGATCAAATTATTTCTCTTTGAATGTTCAGTTATATACTTTATTTCATCTTGATATTTCCTTATTATACACTCTTCTTTTGGATAAGTCAAGACAATTCCATGTACTTTTAGATCAGAAAGTTGTTTATTATCAATAAGTTGACGAGTGGTGGTAACTTGTTTTACAGGCCCAAAAAGACCCTCAAGTACCAACCTATGACACTCAGAGCCGTCAAGTGTACCTGTCAATCCATATTTGTATTCACAATCAGTTGTTTTGTGCATGATCTTTTTGAGTGAGTCTGCTTTGAATGTATGAGCTTCATCACCAAAGATCACCTTGAATCTGTCAAAATATTTCTTGGGTTGTTGGTACAATGACTGCCAAGTTGAGATGTATACAAACTTGTCAGATTCTTTATCTCTACCTCCGTATATACGATGACAGTAGTGAGTAGGATTCCATCCGTATTCTTTGAAGTCAGAATACATTTGCTCTACTAAAGATGTGGTAGGAACTAGTAGTAATATGTTTTGATAGCCTGGATCATATAATATCTTCTGGTAGTATCGAATCAGAAGGTAAATTATTAGAGACTTGCCTGATGCAGTAGGACTAACAAGGACGCTCCTACCAGATCGTATGGCATGATGCACTGCATCCACTTGATAATCTCTGGGTTCAATGGGTAGCTGTAATGTTTGGATAAAGGACTTGACATTTTCTTTGTGTGTTGATAGTGATGACCACCCTCCACCATCTACTGAGTAATTACGCTTTTCAGCAAACTCTTTGATGTAACTGGATAGTCCAAGATAGATTTGATTTGTTCTAGTATCAAACAAACGAATCTTCCCATCCCAAAACCTGTTCTTGTATGCAGGCATATATTTTGCAGATGGAACATCGTATGTGAAAAACTCATTGAGTTCTCTCGCAATACTTCTCTCACAATCCACCTGAAGATAAACTTCGTTCTTTTTCTGAAGAGTGATGTCAGATTCCAGCCTCAAATTTTCTCCACTCAATTGCATTTTTTATCTGAAAATTTCTTTGACCTACTTGCTTTATGACTTCCTGTAGATACTCAACAACTGTTTCATAATATTCTACTTCAGTCTTCTTGGCTTGAAATTCTTCATCAGCTTCGATAAAGGTTCTCTCTTCATCTTTTGTTTTAAGTTTGAGGGGAAAGTCTCCTTTCTCTTTGTAAACTTCCTCTGAAGCCTTGCCAGTATAGTAGATCCATTTGTTTCTTCTAAGGACTGACAATTCTCCATTTGCTTTCTTGAGTTTCAAAGAATTCTCTGTTAAGAGTTGGAGATATTTGGAATGGAGTGAGGGGATACGTAAAGACTCAATATCCAACTCCATATCATTGATCTTGAGATCTCTTTTTACTTTTTCTTGTATTTCAGATAGGGTCATAATAAATCATCAAAGGTGAGTCGCCCAAAGCACCCAAGTATGTTGTCGCACATGAATCGAGTGGACTATTTAATTAAAAATATGTCTGAGCGACTCAGAACTATTTATGTTGCAGTTTCAAACTCATAATACATAAATCTAAACGTAGCATC